TTGAGAGATAGTAAAGACCCATGTGGTACTCCGTTTCACAAAATGGCATAGCTCTATCTATTAATGGCAACGGATAAACATATTTGTTATCCATCTTAAAGAACATGATTTGCCCTTTGTAATTATCCCAACCTCCATCGCGTTCAACTTGTGCCTGAATTACATCTGGTTGGGGATTGTAAGCATCATAAACATCGACTTCTTCTTTTTTTAGGTTCTTACCCCATCCTTTTGGAGCTACCAATACGCGACCAGAAAAATCTTTAGAGTCTCTTTTTCCAACCCGACAAAGTTCATATGGAATTACTTTGAAATGATCCTTTTGAAAAAGAGCGTTATAGCCAACCAAGATAAAGCAGCCTTGATGCCTTGATGCATAATGACAAACACTTGAGAGTATATCATTTGGTTGAATAGCGTCCCACCAATTATCAGACAAGTCAACGCCAGACATATCAACTTCAAAGCCGCCACCGCCCAAAAATGACTCATACGTATCAGCACATTGAGACGCAGTAGGAGAAAGATCAATGGCATTCTCTGTAATAACAGGCTTGAGGTTATCTTCTCCATTGAAAATAACCCCAAATCTCTTATTGTAGATAACCTGCCTTTCATTTTTATAAGGCTTTGGTATCGTTGACTTCATATGAGTTTATTCTTCTTCGTCTGAGCTTTGTACTCCTTCTTCGTCTTCCTCTGAATCAGCATTAGCCTGTTTAGAAGCAATAATATCCTCTATGCTTTTAATAAGTTCCGATTTGTTTTTACCCTTTGCTTCTGGATACCTTTCACGAAGCTCTGAAACTTTTAACTCAGAAAGAACCGTATCGTCATTCTCAGATAATAAGTCTTCTAAATTCTCAGGTAACTTGCTGAATAAAACTCTTCGGTTTGGGTTAGCTTTTAAAAGCTGTATTGCAATATCGTCCGTAAGGTTTGCGTCTGAGTAAACTTTAGATGTTCCAGGAATAGGAATAATAGTTCCCTTTTTTAAATTGAAATTTCTTTTGTCTTTGGCCATGACTTTTTTGTTTTTGAGATTTTTAATTCTTTGGATATAACCTGCAATCTTTGTGGGACATCCTGTGCAGACTTCACCAAATAACTGGTAGTATGTGTCGAAAACAACCTTCAGATGTTTTTTTACAAGCTCATCCGAAGGTGTATTCTGTATGAGTTCAATGTTGCTCATTAAACTGGAACGTAAACATTCGCAGTAATCCAAGCATCTGTTTCGGCTAAATCAGACGGCTCGGAAGCGGCTGGCATCAAAAATATTTTTAATCCTGTTGCCTCCTCTTCACCTTCTTGAGTAGCGCAAATGATTGTTGATGTTCCGTTGTTTGCAGCGCTATCAAAGTCATCATTAGTGATTTCCATGCCAGACTCGAAACCAGCAACCCGATAAGACGTCTCACCATTCTCACCAGTGTCAATCATTTTATTTATGGTTCCTATTCTTGCACCGTCAACCAATTCTTGAATGGCGTTATTCTCGTTGTCACCTCGGTATCCAACAATAAATTCATCGGTGTGTATATAACCTTTTCCAAAGTCATTGATAGCCAAGGCATGACGCACTTTCTTAGAGGTTTTGACGGCTTGGGCTTCATATATCTTTGCACCCGCCTTAAGCACTAGAGCAGTGATCTTTGTCTTATCGGCACTTAATTGGCTTGCCTCACGATCGACATCATCCCAATTAAAGTACCACTTATCACTCACACCCTGCTTTGGTCTTAGCCCGCATTTGCGGACAAATCCTTTTGATAATTTAGTATCGCAGCTCATAATTGTTTTGTTTAAAAAAGGCGGCGAAATTGCCGCCTTGTGTTAGTGATTAAGTTTATAAAGCGGCTTTTAAACCGTAGGGGTTTACCATCTTAAAATCAAGCATATAATTACCTTTGATCCAGAAAGTTTCTTCCTTTCCACCAATGTACTCTAGCGTTAAATCTTCTAAAGCGGCAGTATCATCAACTCCAACTTGTAACCACTCCTTACGAGTAAATAAAGCGAAGTGTGGCAAATGAATTTTCGCGGGATCTCCAGTAACAAAGTCTTTAGCCTTCCAGCGGTCATAGTTCTTTACTGGCGTTACTGGGAAACCTGCAACAGTTGCACCGCTAATTCCTTGAGCTGTTCTGCCTACATTGCCCTCAACGCCGTAACCATTTCCACGTCTTAACCATGCGTCATAATTAAGGGCCAACTTATTGGATGACAATAAAAGGTCGCCATCAAACTCGTAAGTTTCAAGGATCAAGCTCTCATAAATATCAAGTGCCTCAGTGGTTCCAAGGTTTAGCTGTGCCGCTGTAGTGGCCTCCGCGTTTTTTGCAAGAGCAACAATATCGTTCGCAAACTCAGGAAGTGTGTTCAAATACTGAAGCGTTGGAATAAGACCCTTGTCAATGTTGTTATAATACTTTGCGAAAGTGGCCTCGTCGGTAAGGATATCCTGATCGGCAATGTCAGCGTCTGACATTAATACAGTTCTTTGCATATCCAATTGCATGGCTTTAACCAAAAGGTCTTGCATAAACAAAGCAAGCTCTGTCTGTCCCAAGTCTTTTATAGCGTAGCCATTGGCAAGTGCCCATTGCGTGTAGTGACCTAAAAAGTCAGAGTAGCAATAAGATACTTTTACTTCTTGAAGTTGTGGATTCCAGGTTTGCTCAAAAGCCGGGAATAATGGCGAAACGCCATCTCCACCACAACCAGCAGATTTAGTGGTTATATACTCAAACCCTTTCATTGCTGCAACTTGCTGTCCACCTTTAATACCAGGTACTATGGTGAAAAAGTTGTCCGTAGGTTCGTAAAAAAGATCGTTTTGTACGATTTCTCTAGTGTCTTGGATGAACCTGTCATCCGTTGCTAGTTCTCTAAAGTCGTTTACAAGATTCATGTTTCTTTGTTATTTGGATTTATTTCTTGCCTCACGAGCTTCACGAGCCTTGTCAGGATCATATCCGCTAGCAGACATTTTTACTTTTCCTTTTTGTTGTGCATTATAGTCACCACCTTTTGACTTAACGCTTTTTGCAAGAGCGTCAAATCTGGTCTCAAACTTACCTAGCTGATCAGCAACCATACCAAGACCATCCTCTAATTCTTGAGTTTTGGCCTCATTAGCAGTCTTGAACTGATTAAAGGCCGTTGTCAAAGAATTAAGGCTTGACATCATTTCTGACACAGTAGGCTCACCGTCGCCGTCACCGTCCCCATCACCGTCGCCATCTCCTTCGGCCTCTCTTATCTCAGTGATGTTGCCGCCTTCAGTTACAATAGTAGAACCATCATTGCGAAGGTGCTCACCATCTGGAACAGGACTTCCGTCTTCACCTACAACAGCGTCACCCACTTGTGGTGTTTCATTTTCAGTAACTATTGTAATAATAGTTCCGTCTGCAAGTGTTTCGTCAATATCGAAAGTCTCCTTGCCAGACATCTTTCTTTTTAGATTCTTTAAAAAAGACATATGATTAGATTTAAAATGTTTAGAATAATGAGCATATCGCTCGAAAAAATCATCCAGAATATCTGGGTTATTGTCAACTGCTTCAAAAACCTCAGGGTTTTCATCCAAAAACTCTGTGAGCTTGATTCCAAGATCATCGGTGTTGAATAGTCCTGAAGTAGCCGCAGGGGTATCTACAAAATCAGAGGCAACAATACCATTAAAAACATGAGAGTCATATTTTTTACCTTCAATCTCTACTAGCTCTTCCTCAAACTCTGGTCTTGGAATGTGAATGGAATTTCCAAACATATCAGGATTATCTTTTGCCATGTCCATTACATAGTCAAACATTGATATTCCCTTACCTTCGACTTGAGTCTTTTTGGTAATATTGTCTAAATGCAAATCTGCCGTTACCTTTTTACCATCAAATTGAAAGTTTTTGTAACGTCCTAAGTATGTCCCTAATGAAGTACTACACATATTTGGATGACCAAATCGCGATTTAACTCCTGCTTTTATCTTGTTGGCACCCTCTGCTAGGGCATTTAAGTATTTTGCAGAGAAATAGGTGCCGTTTTTATTTGGCCCCTCTTCTACAATAGAAACATTCTTAATAACACCTAACTTTCTATCAACGTTAAGCTGATTTTGATTAAGAAGTGGATTAGACTTAAAATGCATAATTTATGAGTTGAACCAAAATTACAGACATATAAGCCGTTTAGTTGGGAAAAACTTTTCCCAATTGATTATCTTTGAAGTATGTTACTGTTTGTACTTGCGGTCTTGGCTTTTAGTATTATGGGTCTTATATACGGATCTATAACAGAAAAGAACCTTATTTCTGGTCGTCATTACTGGACCAATAAGCCATTTGATGAAGTGATGAAAAAGAAGGAGGTAAAACGTAAGGAAAAAGAAGAATATCAGAATTTCAAAAAAGAATACAAAGAAGTGATAAAAAACATTTTAAAAGACTAAATCACTTTGAGAGCTTCGCAATTATTTTCTTGACACTACTACTGTCTTTTAACCCGTAAGTCTCTGCAATTACCTC